TTAATAGGAGCATAATGGCAGACGGAACATTAAAAGTAGGAACAATAACAAACAGCGCAGGATCTGGTAACATTACTATTGGATCAGGTGTGACGTTGCAATCTAACGTTCCAGCTTTTCAAGCTTATTTGAGTTCTAATCAATCTGGTTTAACTGATTCTGCAACTGTTTTAGCTCAATTAAATACTACAGCATTAGATACAGATAACGCTTTTGATACATCAACATATACTTTTACTTGTCCAGTAGCTGGTAAATATTTTGTTTATGCAAAAACATCTTTGGTAAGTTCTGGAACTGCAAGAGAAACTAAAACTTATGTATATAAAAATGATTCAACAATTTTATCTAATATAATGGAATTTATAGGTTCACCTTTAGTAATTAATGATGGTGCAACTTGGTCAGGTGCACAAACTAGTGGTATTGTAGATTTAGCAGTAAACGATACTTTAAAACTTTATGGAAGAATGAATACTAACTCTACAACATGGTCTTTTGTTTCAGGAATAACAGAAACAACATTAGGCGCATACAGGATAGGAGTATAATATGAGTAGCATTTTAAAAGTAGACCAACTTCAAGATTCAGGAGGCAATGCAATTATTACCTCAAATGGTTCTGGTACATTTACTAGTAGCTTACCTAATACTGCAGGTTTAGTTAAACTTTCTTCACAAACAGTTTCAAGTGGTGTTTCATCAGTTGATTTTTTAAGTTCTTTTTCAGCTACTTATGATAATTATGTTTTATACTACAGCGATCTTGGAGTAGCTACAGATAATGTTGATTTATATCTGAGATGTGCGTCTTCAACAGGAACTATATCTGGATCAGATTATGTTTGGGGTATACAAGAAAGTAGATCAAATAATGGGCCAACTGGAGACTATAGCACAGGATCAACTCAATTATGGCTAAATTATACTAATTTAGGAAATGCGGCTACTGAAAGTTCTGGAGGAACAATAACATTTTTTGGCACACAAAACACTACTCATCATAAAATGATACAAGTAGATAATAATGGTATGAGTAATGGAAGTGATGTTCTTGGGGCAAGAGTAGCTGGTTCTTGCAAAACAACAAGTGCTTTAGTTGGTTTTACCATATTTGCTAGTTCAGGAAATATAGACAGTGGAACTTTTACATTATTTGGAGTAAAAAAATAATTATGCCAAGATATAAATTATCAAATAACAAAAGAATACAGTTAACAGCAGAAGAAGAAGCTCAAAGAGATGCAGAAGAAGCACAAGCATTAATTGACAAACAAAATAAAGAACAGGCTATAGCTGATGCAGAAGCTAAAAAAGCCTCTGGTAAACAGAAGCTAAAAGATTTAGGATTGGACGACGACGAAATTAAAGCGTTGATAGGAGCATAGATGGCAATAACAAGATTAGGTGGAGCGAATGCAATAACAGGGACAATACCAACAAGTGTTGCACCTGGTAAAGGAAAGGTTTTGCAAGTTGTTCAAGGTAGTTTTGGCTCAGATTTTACAACTAGTAGCACTACATTACAAGATAGTGGTTTAAGTGTTTCAATTACACCTACATCAACAAGCAATAAAATATATGTAAGTTTTCAAGGAAGTGCATATAAAGATAACACTTCAACAGGTTCTTCTGGTGTAAGAGGTAATATTAAAAATGATACTTCATCTACTAATTTATGGTCAAGTGATGTAGTTTTTGAAGAAGATAGGTCTGGTGCAAAAAGTGTGAATTGGACTGGTATGACTATAACTGATACGCCTAACAGTACATCACAGCAAACTTATAAACTATTAATTAGAAGTAATATTAGTGGTCAAAATGCAAGAATTAATGGACCATGTTTTATGTATGCAACAGAGGTAGAAGAATGATTATAGAAGCAATATTAAAAATAAATCCTAATGCAATAGTAAATGTTAGAGGAAGTGATATTAATACTTGTGAAATAGAATGGTTAGAAGGAACAACACCTATTTCTAAAGCTGACATAGAAGCTAAGATGGCAGAGTTACCTACTGCTGAAGAAGAAGCTACACAAACAGAAACAGACAAATCATCTGGAAAACAAAAACTTAAAGATCTAGGATTAACAGACGCCGAGATAAAAGCACTGACAGGAGCGTAATAGATGCTCGGCCTGACTTCCATATCCGGTGCTCCAATATCGACATCGTTCTTTAACCCTAACGTTACAATCAATGTAACAGGAAGTCCTCTAACATTAAGTATAGGTAGTTCTTCTGCACTAGCAGGAGCATTTGTAACACCAACTGGTAGTCCTTTAACTTTAGGTTTTGGATCACTAACAATCAGTGGTAAAGCAAATGTAACACCTACGGCTACACCATTTACTTTAGGTGTGGGTACAGTCACAGTAACAGCGGCAGCCAACGTTTCAGTTACAGGAAATCAATTGACCATTGGCACTGGAAGTGTTAGTATTACAGCAGCGGCAAACGTAACACCAACTGGTGTACCAATGACGTTAACAGTAAAAGACGCGGGTATTATTACTTGGAACGACATTGACCCAGGAGTCAGTCAAGTCTGGACACCAATAGACCCGTATTAGGAGAATTATGGCATCAAGTTTTTCAACAAATTCAAAATTAGAACTCATCACAACAGGTGAAAAGGCAGGTCTTTGGGGATCGATCACCAATACAAATTTAGAGATATTAGAACAATTATCTTCAGGTTATTTATCTACAGCACAGCTTGCAAGTGGTGATCTTGCATTAGCACTTGACAATGGTGCAACATCAAATGGTAAAAATTTATATATCAAACTAACTGGTACATTAGGTGCAAACAGAAGTGTAACTATACCAGATGGTGCTGAAAGAATTATTGTGTTTGAAGATGCAACAACAAGAGGTACATCTGCACTATATACAATAACAGTTAAAACAGTATCAGGGAACGGGGTTGTATTACCTATAGGATCTAAATCATTAATATATTCTGATGGTACAAACGTTAATCTTGGTATTCGTAACAAAGGTTATGTAACTTTAAACTCTTCAACAATTACAGCTTACACAGCAGTAGATGGTGATCAGATATTTGCAAACACAACAGCTAACCCAATTACAGTAACTTTACCTGCATCACCTGCAGTTGGATCAGAAGTTACATTTATTGATGCACGAGGAACTTTTAACTCTAACAACTTGATTGTAAATAGAAACAGTCAACCGATAAATACAGGTACATCAAACCTGACACTAACCACTAACGGTCAGGCTTTTACATTAGTGTATGTGGATGCAACAAGAGGCTGGGCTTACAAAACTAACACGGCGTAAGGAGCACGGATCATGGCTCTTATTGATTTTAAAGTCTTACCAGGAATAGACAAACAAGACACAACATCCGGTGCAGAAAACAGATGGATAGATTGTGATAATACAAGATTTAGATATGGACTACCGGAGAAAGTAGGTGGTTGGTCATCATTAATATCAGATACAATAGTAGGTGTTGCAAGACGTGAGTTTGCATTTGTTGACCTAGAAGGTAATAAATATGTAGCTATTGGAACAGATAAATTTTTACTTTTATATTTTGAAGGACAGCTTCATGATATTACTCCAATTAAATCTACAATTGGAAGTGTTTCAATGTCTTCTTTAAGTGGATCAAAAGAAGTTACATTAACTTTTTCATCTGACCATAATCTAGAGTCAGGAGATATTATTTTACTAGATAGTGTTACTGCTCCTAGTGGTGTAAATTTAACAGATGCTGCTTTTGAAGATAAATTATTTCAAGTTACAAGAGTAACTTCTGCTAAAATTATAGTTGTAACAGGAACAGAAACAGCAGATGGTGTGGCTACAGGATCTTGTAGTGTCATACCTTATGAAAAAGTTGGTCCTGCTGCACAGTCATATGGTTATGGTTTTGGTGTTGGTCAATATGGTGGAACAGTACCCGGTGCACAAATAACAACTTTAAATGGTGCTTTGCTTGCAGATACTAATGGTACTGGTGGATCAGGAACTGTAATTAATATTACATCTAACGCAGGTTTTCCAACTGCTGGAACTATATTAGTTGGTGACGAGTTAATTACTTATACTGGTAAGGGTGTAAATACTTTAACAGGTATTACAAGAGGAGCTTTTGGAACCGCAACTATTGGTACATCAAATGGTCAAGCTCATTCAAGCAGTGCAGTCGTAACTGATGCATCAAACTTTACGGGTTTTGGAAGCGCGGTAAAAGCTTCTGAAGTAGTACTAGAACCTGGTTTATGGTCTTTAAGTAATTTTGGTCAAGTGTTAGTTGCAACTATTGCTAATGGTAAAACATTTACATGGAACGCAGGAGCTGCATCTCCTTTAACTGTTAGAGCATCAACATCTACATCTGGTTTTTCTACATCTAATAATCCAACTGCAACAAGAGTTACATTAGTTTCACCTACAACACGTCACTTAATTCATTTAGGCACTGAAACAACTATTGGAGATACAACAACACAAGATGATATGTTTATAAGATTTTCGGATCAAGAAGATATAAATGACTATACACCAACAGCAATCAACAGTGCTGGTACACAAAGATTGCAAGATGGAACACGGATCATGGGTTCATTAAAAGCTAAAGAAACAATTTTAGTTTGGACAGATAATGCATTGTACACAATGAAATTTATTGGTGCGCCTTTTACTTTTGGGTTTGAGCAAGTAGGTACTAACTGTGGATTGATTGGTAAAAATGCAGCTGTTGAAATAGACGGTACCGCATTTTGGATGTCAAACAATGGTTTCTTTATGTTTGATGGTACAGTTAAATCACTACCATGTAGTGTTGAAGATTATGTTTATGATCAAGCAGATACTACTAAAGGTCAACAAATATGTGCTGGTATTAATAATTTGTTTACAGAAGTTGTTTGGTATTATCCATCAACTAGTTCTGATTTTAATGATCAATATGTTGCTTTTAATTATGGTGAACCGATGAGAGGAGGTGTTTGGTATATTGGAACAGAGTCTAGAACCACTTGGATTGATGCTTCTATTTATCAAAAACCTTTTGCAACTAAATATATTAGTTCTTCTGATGGAAGTTTTCCTGTTGTGGTAGGTCAAGATGGTTTAGGTCAAACACAATTTTTTGAACATGAGGTTGGAACTGATCAAGTAAATCCTGACGGTAGCACTACAGTAGTTACATCTTTTGTAAAATCTTATGATTTTGATATACAATCAAGACAACAAGGTACTGAAGGTATTTCAGGAGAAGTATTTTTAGCTATGAGAAGATTTGTACCTGATTTTAAAAATTTACAAGGAAACGCTAAAGTAACTTTAGCTGTTAAAAGGTATCCTCAACAATCTGATACAACAACAACTTTAAGTCCCTTTACAATCAACTCTAGCACTGATAAAAAGGATACTAGAGCCAGAGGAAGATTTGTTAACATTAAGATAGAAAATACTGATGTTAGTGAGTCTTGGCGTTTTGGCACTTTACGAATTGATATACAACCAGACGGACGTAGATAATGGCAATACCTTTTGATTTAGCAAACCTTATAAAAGCAACACCAGCAAATAAAATTGTTGATGAAGATTTATTAAATGCAAGAAAAACATTTGGTATTGATGACAAATTTTTATTAAAAGATTATACAGATTATTATAAAGATGCTCCCTCAGATGAAGATAAAGGTCTGGCTTCACTTGAAACAGGTCTTCCTTTTTATGTACAAGACAATGATGGTGGTAATAATTTTTTACAGTATAGTGATGAAGGTGCACCTGCATTTATTAAACCTACTTCATCAACAAACAATCAACAACTTTCACAAGGAATTGGCTATGAAAATTTTATGAATTCTGTAAGAGATGACTATAATGAATTTTCTAAATCAAGTCCTGATTTTGTTTCTTTTGATGACTACTATCAACAAACAGCTCCGTTAGGAAGAAATCCAATTACGGGAAAAGCTTATAAACAACCACGAACCATAGCAGATCAAAACAGAATATTAGGTATGACTTTTTCTGAACCTAATAAATCTACAGGTATATTACAAAATATAAAAGATGGTGGTAGTAAACTTTTAGATTTTATAAAAGGTGGAGGAATAATGGGTAATGTAGCAAGAGGACTTATACCTGAACAAGATCCAAGAGCAGCATTTATGAGAAATTATTATGGTGGTCAAGATGGCAGTAACATAAAAGATGGTACAATACAAAGTGGTTTAATGGCTGGATACAATCCTGTATCAGGTGGTTTATTAAACATGTTAACAGGTGGTAGATTTGGTGAGCCTACAACATATGGTTTACAAAATGCTTATGATAGAAGAATTAAAGCAATTCAAAATACTTTGTTAGAAAAATATGGAGATCCAAATTATAAAGGTAAGGATACTAAATTAGATGAAAGACTAGAAAAACTTAGAGAAGAAAAAAGAAAAGAAGCAGAAGCAGCTGAAAATGCAAGACAAGCAGCAATTGAAGAACTAAACAGAAAAAAAGCTGAAGCTAAAAAAGCAGGAGATGCTGCAAGAGCAAGAAAATTACAGATTGAAGCTGCAGCAAAAACACAAGGAATATCTAGAAGACAAGCAGAACAACAACAAGCAGCTGTTGAAAGCGAAAGAGGAACTCCAGGTAGTAGTGATTTTGGTAATGTAGGTGGTACTAGCGGAGCGATGACAAGTTCTAATCAAGGATTTTTCTGTTTTGATCCAAGCACTCCTATTCAAATGGCTGATGGCTCTGAGAAAAAAATTAAAGAGATACAACTTGGTGATCAAACCAAAGGTGGAGAAGTTACAGGTGTATTCCAATTTAAAGCGTCTGATGAGATTCACGATTACAAAGGTGTTACCGTTGCAGGTAGTCACTATGTTAAAGAAGATGGTAAATTTATTATGGTTAAAGACAGTCCACTATCTGTTAAAATTGATAAGATACCAGTCGTATATTCATTAGACACAACAGGCAGAAGAATATTTATTAAAGACATTGAGTTTGCTGACTATAATGGTGATGGTATTGCTAAAGGATTCTTAGCAAATGCAGGTGTGGATATAACTGGTTTTGATAAAGAAGTATTAAGACAAGTAGAAAATAGGTTAATATAATGGCTAAAGTAGTAGTAAGAATACCAGAACCAAAAGAAGAATATGATTTTTCTAACCAAAAACAAATTAACAGAGCAATATCTTTAGTTGTTGAACAATTAAATTCTACATTTTTAAACGAACAAAAACAAGAACAAGAAAGGTTTACTTGGTTTAATGGCTAACATTTATAAAAACGCAAAACTAGATTTAACAACCACAGATGTAACTACTTTGTATACTGCACCATCTGATTCAAGAGCCATTATAAAAAGTATTTTAGTTTGTGATGATAGTAATAATGGTAGTACGATTACAGCAACTATAACAGATGCATCTAGTAATGTATTTGTATTGTTTGATGTAAAGGCTGTAGCAGGTCATGCAACAGAACAATTGCTGACTCAACCTGTTATATTAGAAGAAAACGAAGTATTAAAAGTAACCGCTGCAGATGCAAATAGATTGCATGTAGTAGCATCAATATTAGAAATAAACAGAGATTAATATGTCATTTATAGAAACAGAAGCATCGTATAGAATAGAAATAATAAACGGTAAACCAGTTAAGATTATTACACCGCAAACAGAAATTACATTAACCAATACTAAAACAGGTCAAGAGTATAATTCAGATGCAGAGGCTATGAATGATGTACAAGATCCAGAAACAGATACTGTAGCTGACGATATTAAGAGAGATGTTAAGGTAATTGTTGAAGCATTACCTCTTGGAGGAGATACAAAATTATAATATAATAAAACGATGGCAATATCAAGAATGCAACAACCCAGACAAAATTACGGATTAGGAAGCTTTGTAAAAAAGATTACTAAAAAAATAACCAAACCTATTACAAAATTTGCTAGTAAAATAGTACCAAAAGAAATAGCAGGTATCATGAGAGCTGCTGCACCTTTCTTACCGCCAGGATACAGAGAAGCTGCGTACTTGTTAGGTACAGCAAAACAAACAGGTAGAATTAGTCCAATGGATTTAGCTTTAACTGCATTACCTTATGCTAATAAAGCGTTAGGCTCACAAAAATCTTTACCTCTTATGGAAAGAAAAGGTTTTTTTGCAGAAAAATTACCTAAAGCTAATAAATTTTTGTTTGGTTCTCCAGAACAAATTTTGGGTGGAAGAGCTAAAAATCAAGTAACACAAGATGCAACAACAGGTATATTTGGATCAGGTGGTAAAATGTTTCAATTTGGTGGTGAACAAGGAGTCATGGATCAAATTAAAGGTTTTAGAGATCAAACTAAATTAGGTGATTTTTTATTAGGTGGTAAAGAACCAGGAACATTTAGTATGTCTAAAATAGCAGGAATAGGAACTGGTTTATTATCTTTAATACAATCTTCTAAAACACCAGAAGAAGCAGGAAATAATCTTGCTAGTGCAACAGGAAATTCTGCAGATTATGATAAAGGATATGAAATGTTTAGTATGTTAAATACTGATGCTTTTAGAATACCAGATCAATTTGTTTTAAAACAAAATGTAGCAAGTGGTGGTTTAATGAGAACTAATTATGCAATGGGGGCAGGTGAAAAAGGTGTTGTTAATCCTTTTATACCAAAACCACAAGGACCTGCATTACCTGATGAAGATAAACCATTTAGACCAAAACCATTAAAACCGATAAAAATGGCTGAGTTTGATTTATTAGAATATAAAGAAGAATTTGAAAGAGTCTTTCCTGATATGAAAGAATTAAGAGGAACAGATGAATACAATGAAATGTTAGAAGATTATTTTAGAGGACTAGCATCTAAAGACAAAGAAGGTATTATGATGGCAGAAATACCTAAAGATTTAGATCTAGAAAAAGCTAAAGAAATGTTTATAGAGTTTAATGGACGAGAACCTGTAGATATGCAAGAACTATTACAATTTTTTAATGTTAAACAACAAGCAGCAGAGGGTGGTTTAATGCGTGAAAACTTTGCTCTTGGATCAATGCCCACGGCTCAAGAAAGTGGCTTAGGAGGGCTTCCAATTGAAGCAGATATGAGGTATACTGGTGGCTTCATGCCATATGGTGCAGTTGAAAAAGCCGATGACGTGCCTGCTAGATTAAGCAAAAATGAATTCGTATTTACCGCAGATGCTGTAAGAGCAGC